GAAAAAATAAAAAGAAAACAGAAGATGAAGATGTTTGGGATACTGGTTTAGATGGTTAAATGAAGGGAGAAAACAATGGGTCTTTATCAGAGACAGGAAAAGCTTAAACTCAATCAGTCGCAAACAGTTACAGTTGTGGGGTGTGGTGGAATAGGCTATTGGGTAGCTAAGATTTTAGCAATGTCTGGTATTGGTAAAATTGTTCTTTATGATCCTGATACATTGGAAGAGCATAACCTAAACCGTTTGGATATTCCCTACAGGTATATTGGGAAGAACAAAGCCGATATCACAAAGATAGCAATTCAAGGAATCAGAGAAGAATGTATTGTCTATTCCTATCCCTTTCCTTTTAATGAAATGGGAGATAAAACCGATTGGGTTATTGACTGTACCGATAAGGCGAAAGCTCAAACGGAGAACCAAGAGATTGCTAGAAAGATGGGAGCAAAATATTTCAAAGCTGGTTATGATGGAGAAAATTTTGGTATCCATAATTCCGTTGCGGAGTTTGGAGAAGACGGAGAAGGATATACCATTGTTCCTTCATGGGCTGTTCCTGCTATGATTGTAGCGGCTTTAGCAGTAGCAAAGGTTATGAAGTATGAGAAAAAAGAAGTAATCTCCAGCGTGGAGAAACTTTTCAGGTTTGATAGATGATAGATCCAAGAATACATAGAGCCAATTATCAAAAAAGATTAAGAAAGGATAGAAAGGAAAAAATTATGGAAAAGCTAAGTTTACATCCAAAGGTTATCGAAGCAATTGATGAGAATAACTTGACTCCGTTACAAGGACTGATCATTAATTATCTGACAGATCCAGAAGCGGAGTATAGTCACAAATCAATTGCTAATGCTTGTAAAGTACAGCTACGGCAGGGTTCTAGGAGACATGTACGTAGGGTTAGTGAACAACATAAAGATCTGGTTGATGCCATTCTTCTAGTTAGAGAAATGGAATTACAATCGGATGAGTTTGACACGAATCCTCAAGGTGGTACAATTGTCTATCACGATCCTACTACTCCTGCCGCTCCTGCCGCTCATGGTGGCAATGGAGAAGACAAGGATGGAATCCATGAAGACGAAGATGGGTTTTGGGATGTCACCGAAGAACTTGATTGTGTTACGGCATGTAGTAAAGCTCCTGATAAAGCGGTTGTCTATATGTCTTCCGTTGCCAGAAAGAAAGCTTTGCTGTTTATGAAATGGGCTGGTAGCCAAGAATGGCTGGCATATCTTGTGGGTAGGTGGAAATCCGAAAATGAAGTAGAAGTCATGGATCTCTTGTTACCTAACCAGAACGCAAATTCTGCTCTTGTCAGTAAAGTTCTAACAGATGAGTATAACAAGGTTAGCGTTGTAGGAGTCATGCACTCTCACCATGAAATGGGTGGAGCAAAGGGAGACAAAGCTGGTTTCTCACAGCATGATGAAAATTTCATTAACAGCAATCACAATGTAAGTCTTCTGATTGCTAAAGATGGAATCGCTGGACATGTCAGAGTTAAAACTCCTTGTGGAGCTTTTCTGCGAGTCACCGCAAAGATCAAAAATATGGATGAGGTAGAACTTGACGAAAAAAAGTTGAAAGAGGAGTTCAAAGAGAAGATCCGTTTTGGTCGTGGTCGAGAATCAAATTATGTCTCTTGGGATTTAGCGGAAAAAGATAAAAGAAATCCTCTAACTGATGGTGGTAGCTATCATTTTTAGATAAATACTTTATGTGAGGTTAACTCACAAATACTACTAGGAGGGCTTTTGCTTATGATTGTGCATAGCTAATACATTTTATACTAGAGAATATTATTTATAGAGAAGTAGTAAAAAAGTCTATCGAATCGGAACAAAAGATAACTTAACAGTAGTGGCAAATAGCCTTAAATGACAATGAGGTTTTACAGATTGCTTTGGTAGAAGCAATTAAGTTTCACTACCTTAATTCAGGAAGATATATCCCTAAGTCTACTTTTAAGCTCTGTCAAATTTCTTTCGATTCCATAGCGACCTTAGAGAAGATTATACTTATAGATTATTTATTTAGATTAGAAGAAAGGAAAAATCTGGTTGTCCGTTGGTGAGAACAGTCTAGGAACCGTCAAAACCTTCCGACAATCACAATTTTAGCCGCCTGGATTGAAGGTGGAGTCCAAGTTTTAATGCTAGACTTTGAAGCCTTCAATAAGAAGTAAAGAAAGGGAAAGGATACTACCTAGATAAAGTAGCCTTTCCCTTTCTATTTTTTGGGAGTAGAAAATAATGATTATAATTACTGGATTAGGCAGATGTGGTACAAGTATTTTAACTAAGTATTTAGGAAAAGTGGGGTTTGGTTTAGGTAAGAATGTATCATGGAATACTGATATAAGGGCTGGAATGGAGCTATCTACGGCTTATACTATCACACATGACCTTTACCATAGATTTTTGAAAGAGGGGAAAGAAATTGATTTGAGTGTTGAAGCATGGGGAGATTATTGGAAAGGATTTACTTATAGAGATGCTATCAATGCAGTAGATAAAGATGAGAGACAAGGCAAAGTTGATGTCTTCAAAGATCCACGAATAACGTGGCATCCAGAGCTTATTAAAGCATGGTGGAGCGTGAGACAAGACTTCAAACTCATTATCTGCCATAGGAAGATAGAAGATATAATGGGATCAAGAAAATCTCTTCCAGAATCCTTTGATGATCCCAAACCAAGAACCAAGTTAGAGGATTATCAGATTGACTTTGCAGAATTTTTTACTAGAGTATTAGAACTTGGAATTCCATATAGACTACTTTACTTTCCGAATTTTCTTTTTAACTTTGGAGATGTGTTTAGTCTTTTGCATGACTTAGATATGCCTTTTGATCTTACTAAGGGAAAGGAGATATGGGATGAGTTAATAGAGAGGTAAATATGGCTAAAGGTGGAGAGTTTGAGCGAGAAATTTCAAAATTTTTAACAAAATGGTTGACAGGACAAGAAAAACCATATAAGTATTGGAGACAGGATGCTAGTGGAGGTCTTGCTACAATACATGAAGAGAACGTGCATCTTACTGGTGATATAAAACCACTAGCAAAAGATTCAGAGTTCTTGACGGATATATTTTCTATTGAATGTAAGACAGGATATCCTAAGACTTCCTTTTGGCAACATGTAATTCCTACCAAGTTTGCTCTAGAGCAGTTTTGGTCGCAATGTGTTGAAGACACTCCTGAAAATAAGCATCCAATGTTAATCTATAGAAAATTAAGAAGGAAACCTATTATTGGTATAAATAGTATTATCAAGGATAGTTTTTACTTCTTGATAAAAGAGTTAAATCATATAATTTGTACATGGGAGAAGAATATTAATTGTGAGCGGTGTGGTAAGGCTCATTCATTAGAACAGGTGTTTTTATATGACATGAACGATTTTTTTGAACTAGTCAAACCAGATCACATAAAAGAAGCAGTAATACCTGATAGACAAAAAAGGATGGATTATGGCAACTTTACTATTGACACCTGATGAGTTCGCTGATATAGCTTTATTATTCTTAGCAGACAAAGCGATAAATCCAGATAAGGTAGCAATTGGCAATGAAGCCTTTGACACCTTTATGGCAAGAAACGCTCAACAAATTAAAAATAAGCTATTGAAGTATTACTTGGATTCTCCTAGTCAACGGAGAATTGACTACAAGCTTATAAAAAAAGTTTTTACAGATCCAATGGCTGGACTTCAAACTATTAGGATTGGCCCCACAGAAAAGGTAAAAGGAGCCAGAGTGGAAAAGAGTAAAGCCAAGGGATTGATTAAAAGATTAGTTAAGAAGTTAATCAAGAAAGAAGAAATAGAGCAAGACGAAATGACATTGTTATTAGAGTTTTTAGAGGAGGAATTATAATGGGTGAATTAGCTGGTAATTTTCAAGACAGTCCAGAAGCAAAGATAGCAGGAGATAAAGATCAAGCGGTAAAACCAGACGGAGCAGGAGAGAATGGAGTAAAGACAGGAATTGAAGGAGTTTTCGCTGATGCTATAAATAAAAGAGATAATCTTCCAGTTTTTAAAGTGAGTCACGATGAGTTTTATCAGAATATGAATTACGGAAGACAGAGACTTCGTTTTAGGAGTGGAAGCAATGCTCAGAAGTATATGCAGGGAACTACATATAAACAGTCTTTTTGGATTCAACATGAAAAAGACGGTTACATAAGAAAGATTAAGTAAAAAGTTTTAAGAGTGGATTCAGCAAACACAAACAGGATATAACAGGTTCGATCCCTGTAAACCTCACCATGAGGTTTTATAACCACTCTGAATTTGTTTAAGGAGAAATTGTGATGGATTATATTGATGAGTTTAAAGATGTAACTGTATTCTTTGATTTTAACAATCTTGCAATTAGAAACTACATGGGTAACAAGGAGGTATGGAGCGACCATCCTCCAGCATGGGGTTTATGGAGATACAATTGTATTAATTCCATAATGACTACATTATGGAAAGTAGCAAATGTAACAGAAGTAATCGTAGCTGTAGATGATAAAAATCAATGGAGGAAATCCTACTATAGTCGATATAAGGAATCCAGAAAGAAGAATAAGAAGAAATCTGAACACAACTGGGATGAGATTTACAAACACATTCATTTACTAGCTTCCGATTTAAAACACCATTTTCCATTCAAAGTATTGAAAGTAAAATCGGCAGAAGCCGATGACATCATTGCTGTACTGACAATGAAAATGAAAAACGATGCCATTATTGTTGTCAGAGATGAAGATTACTTTCAACTATTCGCAAGAAAGAAAAATCTTAGAATTTATGATCCAATCAAACAAGTCCTTTACAGTCCAGAAGATATTCCAGACGTGAAGGATTTTCTTTTGCAGTTAATTTTTTGTGGACAAAGGAAAGATGACATTCCGAATATCTTAACTCCCGATGACTGGGGATTGACAGAGAGTACGGAAGGGAAGAGAAGACCTGGTTTTGGGGAAGCGGCATGGAATAAAATAAAAGGGGATATAAAAGGATTCATTGAAGCAGGACATACTAATAAAGCATATGGAAAAATTGATCTTAGTAAAAACCTAAAGCGCAATAGAGTCCTTGTAGATTTTGATATGATACCAAACACAATCGTACAGCGCATTGTGGATTGTTATAATAATAGTTACAACTTACCACCTAGTGAAAACATTTACCTGTTTTTTGAGAAGAACAATATGAGATCATTTCTTGAGAACATTCACAAAGTAGAAAATAAATTGTTACCTTTATACGGAGGTTAATATGGAATTTGAAGAAAAACCCATTGGTGAAGAAGTACCAAAGGACAATGATCCTAGCAAAGATGATAAGAGAACAGTTTCGGTTATTTTAACCTATGATCTTGACAGAGATAAGTTAGAGATAGATTCAGGTTTTGAAAATAGTGGCATGGTTTTCAAAGATCCGATAGGCTATACAACTCATCTAATTCAAATGGGTCTGGAGAAATGGATAAGAGAAAAGGTAGGAATGATTTGTCCTAACTGTTCTGTAGACATGGAAGAAGACTGGGATTGGTGTCCGAAGTGTGGATACTCTTTAGTGGATGAGGAAGAAAATGAATGATGACCTGTTAAATGATTTAGAGGATTTTGTAGATAGTGATTGGAAAGAAGTATTTAAGAAGTTTCAGGATGAAGAATATAAGAAAGAAATAGCCGAACCTGTCATTCCTAACTTTCCTAGTTACGGAGAGTTTTATCAGGAGCTAGTTGAATTAGTTACAAAGGAGAATATCCCTACAAGGTTAGCGTTTCTAATCCATAGAGTATTAGCTTATCAGGATAGAAAGATTTCTGCTTCTTTTGATAACATATGGAGTCTTTTTTGTGATCCTCATAGATGTAAAAAAGATAACATAAGATGTTCTCAATGTGACTATCCTCAAACAATCGTTTATTCTCAAGAACCAATAAGAGCCTTTAGAAGAGATGATGTTATTCCTCAAACTCATATTAGACAAGAGGTTGTTCATTGTTTGAAATGTGGTGCTGGTTTTTATTATGTCGCTGGTAAGTTGATAGGAGTATTTGATAATAGGAGGGTAGATATATGACGTTGAGTAAAAATTCAGAAGATACATTTAAAAGTAGATATGCATTTAACGAATCAGAGAACTGGAATGAGTTAGCGGATAGAGTAGGACGTGTAGGAGCCAGCGTAGAAATCACAGATAGAAGTAAATGGGAAACAAGATATGGTGGAATGATTGAAGATATGTTATTTCTTCCTGGAGGTAGGATTCTCAGGAACTCAGGAAGACCTAGAGGAACTCTTTTCAATTGCTACGTAGAGCCTTTTGAAGATTCAATTGAAGAGATAGGAGACTTCCAGAAGAATTGCGGTATTCTTTGGTCAGAAGGAGGAGGAGTAGGTTGTAATGCTTCCTTCCTGCGCCCCGAATCCGCTCCTATAGTACAGAAAGGAGGAGAGTCAAGCGGCCCTCTATCGTTTCTTAAATGGGCTAATTCAGGAGCTAATTGTATAAAGACAGGTGGATCAAGACGTGCCGCTGGTTTAATTCTAATGCTTGTCTCTCATCCAGATATCTTCAAGTTTATCAAAGTCAAAAACCAAAGATTCACGGCTACTATGGAACAGATCCAAGAAGCTCTAAAGGAATATCCAGATGTCTTTGACTACATAGAGCCTATAATCAAAAAAGGAGAGTTAAGCAATTACAATTTATCAGTAGGAGTTATGGAAGACTTTCTAGATGCCGTAGAAGCAAACGATAATTGGAATTTGAAATGGCATCATAAGGTTTGGGATACAGTTAAAGCCAGAGAAATTTGGGATCTTGTTTTAGACAACATGGTTAAGTGTGCAGAACCAGGGCTTATTAACTGGGATAACCTTAGAAGTAATAACTCCTATTACTTTGATCCGATCATCTCCACAAATCCTTGTGGGGAGGTTCCTCTTGGTGCTCATGGTGTATGTTGCCTTGGTTCATTAGTCCTACCTAGATTCATTTCTAAGAAAAACACAAACTGGAAACTTATGCAAGAGACAGTCTACAATGCTGTACGTTTCCTAGATAATATAATTCAGGTAAATCGCTATCCTATTACTATTCCAGAGATCCAGCGTAAAGCTTTTGATGGAAGACGTATAGGATTAGGATTCATGGGGCTTGCGGAGTATCTGTTTGCTAAGAAGGTAAGGTATGGCTCTCCAGAAGCAATTGATGAGATTGAGAAGCTAGTCAAAAATATAAGGAACTATGCTTACGAAGCATCTATAAAAATTGCAGAAGAGAAGGGAGCATTTCCTAAATTCGATACGAAGATGTTTAGCAAGGCTAATTTCATTAGGAGTCTTCCAGCAAGTATCAGGATGGATATAAAGAAGTATGGAATCAGAAATGTATCCTTAATGGCAGTTGCTCCTACAGGCACTATTTCTCTTATTCCAGAAGTGACAGGTAGTGCAGAGCCTTTGCCGTTCAAGGCTTATATGAGACATGATGAAATTGGAGACAGAGCTTATGTTCATCCAATTTATCAAGATATAATCAAAAACAATCAAGCTACTCCAGAGTGGTTTGTTGATACCACAGATCTTAAACCAGAAGATCATTTTGAAACTCAGGTAATTATTCAGAAGTACGTTGACGGAGCTATATCCAAGACTATCAATACTCCGAAAGGATTTAAAGCGGAGCAGTTAAGTCATTTACTTCTTGAATATATCAGAGATCTAAAAGGAGTGACGCTTTATGTAGATGGAAGTAAACACGGACAAATCCTTGTGCCAATCAAATCTAAAAAGGAGGTAAAAAAATATATAGACGAAGGTAAGGTTCATACCGATGCCGATGAGCTATCTTGTGGAACTGGTACATGTGAAATTTAATGGAGGGTAGGTATGGAAAATGTTAAGGTTATTTCTACAAAGGAAGGATATTCGTTTTTTATTGATGAACATATTGGAAAGAAGAGGAAGAAAAATTTTGCAGTATATTTAACTGGTAAGTCTATGACTGGTTCTGAAATTTCCAAAGATTTGCGTATTACCAGAATGGCTGTATCACAGTCTTTAAAGAGATCCTTGAAAAAGATTTACTACAATTTGAAAAAGAACAATAGAAGTTTAGATCCTTTTGAGATTGCTGTTACGATGTCTCAGATTCTTTGTGTGTCGCTGGATTGCTATAATGAAGTGAATAAATTTTTTAACTTATTCCCAAGAGACATTAAAGAAGAAATTAGATATTATGCAACAAAACATCAAAATACCAAATACATCTGATATGAAGCTTTGTAAAAATTGTTTCAATTGCAAGACCAAGAAGGGATTGGTATATTGTAACAAGGGATGTTTTAAGGAAAAGCTCCAGCCGAATAAATCACTTTTATATACTCCTAGTGATTTTGATTGCGAGTTTTATGAGGATTAAATGATAGACTTAGAAGTTGTGTCTGAATTTATGTATGCTCATTTTGAGCAAGTAAAACCAAGCAAGAGCGGAACGCATTTCTTAGCAAGGTGTCCTCTTTGCGGAGACAGTAAAAAGAATCCCTTTAAGAAAAGATTCAATCTTGACTACAATGATGGAGTTCCAGGTTGGAATTGCTTCAATTGTGATGAGCATGGAAATTTTTATGATATCTATTCACGCATGTTAGGGATATCATATGAAGATGCCGTAGACCGTCTAAAGAATGAGAAATGGGATAAATCCAGAGTCAAGAGAAGAATAAATAAAACGAAGAAGAAAAAAGATGTAGTAGAGTTAACACATTTTAATTGGATAAAAGAAGATTGTCTGAATCCATCAGAGCGTTATGTAAAAGCTTTAAAGAAATTTTACGATGACAGGTTGCTTGATCCAACTAAACACAAACTCTACATTTGCTACAAAGGTAAATATAGGAACAGGATCATTATTCCTATATTGGATAAAGACGATAATATAGTTTATTTTCAAGCCAGAAGAATTCCCAAAACTGGTATAATACCAAAATATGATAATCCAGCTTCTCCTAAAGAGATTATCATAATGAACTCCCACCTGTTTGATCCAGATAAGTACATAATAGTTTCAGAGGGTGTCATAGATGCTTGGATGGTAGGCACTCAGGGAACTTCTTGTCTAGGTAAATTCATTTCAGATGAGTTCCTATTTAAGTTATTGCTAATGACTAGTAAAGGAGTTATCATTGCTTTGGACAATGATGACGAAGGAAGAAAAGCTCTTATTAAATTCATGGAGGAAAATAAATATTCAAGAAAAGTGAATTATTTTTTCCATCCCTCCGAATTTGCAGAGTATGATGATATAAATAGTATTGTAAGAGGTAAGAATGTTCAAAATGTATATGAGCTTATTACCCGACACTCTGTAAATTTTTCTACAGCTTATGCCAAATTGACTATTTCTAATAAACTGTTGGAGGGTAAGAGTAATGCGAATAACAAACGTAGGAACAGACTACATAAGTCTAAACGAAGAAAATTATACTGATACGAAATTTCAGAACATTGTACGTGTACATCTAATCAAACTTGATTTTGAAACACCTACCAAAAACCTCATTAACAAAGTTCTTTATTTATTTCCGAAGACTAATCGTTTTGTGATAGAAGATAATATACGTGAGTATAATTCTATCCTGAAACGTACATCCAAGAAGTACTATGTTATGAATAAAGTAGGTGTGGATATAATCAGCTTTTTTAGGAAGAATAATAAAATACTTCTAAACTTCAATAATCTAAGCAAAGAGGAAAAAGACTTTTTTCTGATGGATGGAATTTTTGACGATGTATTGAGAAATACGGAGGTCATAGCCATTAGTAAAAATATGCATGACATGAAGATGGAAGTACTTGATAAATGGAAAGGTAACGTAATTATTTCAGAGAATAGAATATGAAGATATTAGCTATCGGCCCATACATAGGATCATGGGAAGAAGAGTTGTTTACTTTTCGTCCTTATGCACGTTGGTTAGCGGAAGCGGTTGAGTGGGATAAGATATATTTGTCTACCCATTTGAACAGAGCCTTTCTCTATGAGGACTTTGTTCCAGCCGAAAACATACTTCACGTATACCAGCAATACTCTAGGGATGAGAAGAATCAGCAAGGCTATACACATAATAAAATCCACAAAAGCGATTTTAGATTAATCTTAAAAAGATTCAAAGAAGAAATTATAAAAAGAGAGAAGTGCAATAAGAGAGATATAGAAATTCACCATCTATCCTATTCCAAGACCACTCCTCCGTATTCCATATATAACAAGCTTTTCGATGAAATTCCTAAAGTCAATATCAAGATACCAAGAAGACATCAAAAGAAAGTAATATTCATTCCAGCCAAGACAGAAAAAATAGAAAAGCTTGCGTATGTTTACAAATGGTTAAAAAAGAGGTATAATGCTATTGTAGTGGGAAGTACTGATACTTGGTTTTCAAAAGACAATGTGATTCTTAACCAAGTTGATTACTATGAGAATGGATGGAAGTATCTTGTACAATATATAACTTTAGCAAAAGCGGTTATTTGTCCAGCGTCCTATTGGACTGGGTTAGCTAATCTCCAGCAGAAAGCGGTTTTTAGTTGGGGAGAAAATCCAGGACAGTACAGATACGGAGGGATCTATAATTTTGGAAATGAAAAGTGTGTAGTTATTCCAGAGTCAGATGATCCAAATATTATAATCAGAGGAATGGAGGATTTTCTAAAAAATGAAGTTTAAAGATTTTGTGCAAGAAGATGTTAGGACTAGATTGGTTCATACTCCTTTAGGAACTACTGAAAGGGATTTTTACGAAAAGGTTGCTAGACATGATAAACCTTATATAGTAGAAACTTCTGTAGGTTTCGGACTTAGCAAGATGCATCTCAAGCGAGTGTTTGACTACATTAAGTCTTGGTTGATTCGATATGATATCAAACATGAAGCAATTAATCCATACCTTACAGTAGCAACCATTGAGGGAAATTACAAGAGAGATAAGCTTATCAAGGCTTTGAAGAGAACTAGAGAAAATCATGTATTTGAACCAGAAGGAGTTTTTATTTTAAGAGAAGATGATACTGATTATATTATCATAGACTATCTTCATAACAAAGGATTTGTGAAGGATCTAAACGAATGTCTTTTAAAATTTTCTCTTGCTAAAAAAGAGGACTCATGTTATGTTAAGTTATTCTCAATGAAGTCAGAGTCATTTCCTCTTGAGCTTTTTGATCAAATGATTTATAGTCTTCCAGAGCTACCAGATATAAGTGCTGGAAGCGTGGGGCTTTTGGTGAAAAGAAAATGATATACGAATTTAAATGTAATAATTGTCATATAACAGAAGAAGTACTTCCGATAACTTCTAAGCGAGAAACAACTAAATGTAAAATTTGCGGAGCGGAAGCAAAGAGAATAATATCCAAAAGCAACTTTGTTTTGAAAGGAAAAGGATGGGCAAAAGATGGATATGGAAACGGAAAAGTGTGAGGACTGTGGAGCAGAAGAAGAGCTAGTCTATGATGACGATGGAAGATTGTTGTGTACCGATTGTCTATTTGAAAGACAATGTATGGAGGATTACAATGGTAGCTAATGACTGGGAATGTGAACATTGCGGAAATATTTTTGAAGACTGGACTGATTCAGATGTAGAAATAACTACATGTCCTAAATGTGGTAAAGATGCACGTAAGATATTTCTTAAAGCTCCTAATTTTGAATTGAAGTATAATCCTAAAACAGATATTTGTGATTGGGATGGGAATACTACTCAATACTATAGAAAATATAATGAAGCAAAAGAAAGAGGAGAAAACGTAAGACTTCCAGAGGAAGGTGAATAATGAGAAAATTAAAATGGACGATTTTTAGCTTATTGTGTTGTATGATTTTTAGTTTATCCTGTTTTGCCGCTACACAACAAACTCCTGATCCATTTAAAAATCCTAAAGTAAAGCAAGAAGAACTACTAGTCAATTATGTATTGGACTCAGTACAAGATTATGTTAATTCTGTCAATTGGATAACATGGAATCCACAAAAAGACAATAGAGCAGATAAGATTGGAAATATAATTAAGAAGCATGGGTATTCAGAGGATTTTTACGGTGTTAGTATTTCCTCACTTGGAGATAAAGATAATGGAACTGTTTATTATTATGTTATAGATGTTTGTATTTTCTATCATTCAAATGCTGATTTATCTACTTGTGAAAAATTAATTGTTCAAATATCACCAATACCAAAAGGAGCAGAAAGATGATTATACATGCTAAACCATTCCAAATGGAGTGGAGTGGTGACGGAGAGGTTTGTTGGCCTGGTACTCTGTCTCCTAAACCAAAAGAAAAAGAAAAGGAGAAAGAAGAAGAGAAGAAAGAATTCATAGAGGAGGAAGAGTTCAAAGTATAATGTCGCTTTTTCCTAACATTAAGCCCATTTTTGCTAGTTAATGTCACTTAAAAGCAACATTAAGGGTTTATATGTTACTTTAAAGCACCATTGAGGAGGTTGTGTTATGATTTTCGTATTCGGTTGTGATGGTTATATCGGAAATGCTTTGACTCAAAGATTGTTAGCAGAAGGTAGAGAAGTAATCGGTTTCGATAACTTCTGGAGAAGAGAATGGATAGAGGGAATGGGTAGCATGTCTGCTACTCCTCTTTTAGACATGAACGATAAAGCTATTCTGTTTAATGATATGTACGATGGTACATTTTGTTTTGAGGAAATAGACATTGAGTGTGAACCAGAAATTTTAAAGAACATGTTTGAGGATTTTAAGCCAGATGTAGTAATTAATCTTGCTCATAATCCTTCTGGCCCATACAGCATGAAGTCGAGAAAAAATGCTGAAATGGTGTTATCAAATAATTATCTTGGAACCAATAATCTTTTATGGACTATAAAGAAATATACTCCAGAGTGTCATTATATCACTATTGGTACTACAGGAGAGTATGACCATTATTCCAATATTGATATTGAAGAGGGATATTTCACAGTCGAGCATAAGGGTAGAAAAAGCAATGAGATGATTTATCCACGTAGACCAGGGAGCATCTACCATTGTAGTAAAACTGCTTCTACCTATTTGATTGATTACCTTGCAAGAGCTTGGGATCTAAGGTGTACGGATGTCCAGCAATCTATTGTGTTTGGTATCTATACGGATGAGATTGATAAGCATAAAATCTATAGCAGATTGGATACAGACGAAGCTGGAGGAACGGTTATTAACAGGTTTGTCATGCAAGCTGTATTGGGAATTCCTTTGACTATATACGGAGAAGGAAACCATCAAAGAGGATTTTTAAGTCTCAATGATAGCGTTCAAGCCTTAATGATAGCAGTAAACAATCCAGCTATGGCAGGGAGTGTTCAAGTGTGGAATCAGTTAAGCGAATGGCACTCCATGAATGATGTTGCAAACATGGTAGGCAAGGTTTCTAAAAACTTTGGTATCGAAGTTCAAGAGAGTAACATAGAGACACCAAGGGTAGAATATACAGGAGAACATTACTACCATTATGTTACTGACAAACTTAGAAATCTGAATTATAAACCTACAAGGACGATTGAAGAAGAAATCGAATACATGTTTAAAGTTTTACTACCAATGAAGGATGAGCTTTTTCCTTTAGAAGCTGTAGTAGAGCCTAAGATAATTTTCAACAATCGTTGAAAGGAGTGATTTTAGTGAAAGTTTATTTTCATATAGCTCTGTTTCTTTTGAGTTTTACGATTGTTTTTGCTATTGGCTTAATAGCGCATTAACAATAAATATGTTGTAGGAGATCAAATGCAAAACAAGATATGTGTAGTAAATGAGTGCAGAGATCCAGAAGTACTAGTTGTCACTCCGTTGCTTCCAGAGCATGAGGTAAGCAGGGATACAAAAATTTCCATAAAGAGAAATAAAACTAAATATACATGGGTCAAGAGTTACGGAAATAACAACATTCCTACTAATGCATTGGAAGCCATAAAGTGGTACAAGAGCTTCAAGAAACTTCCTCCGTTCTATCTTATGATAGATAGAGATATTGTTTTAGGAAGAGGAATGATTGACAAGATGGTAGCGAAGCTCAAGAAGTTCAAGGAGTTTGATAGAGTAGGATATGCTTATGCATCCTTTGAATTTAAAGGACATGTGAACCAGAAATTTCCTGCCGATCCATTTGATATAAACAGGCTATTACAGGCTAACTACATAAGTTCAAATTCAATGTTTAGATCAGATGTAATTGAAAAGGTGGGTCTGGTAACAGATGATAAATATAAACGGTTACTGGATTATGCGTTCCTTCTCAAAGCCTTTAGAATGGGTTATGTAGGAGTACCAGTACCAGACGCTAGCTTTGTTGCTAAAAGCACTAAGGATGACATCTCCGCTGGATCACAGCAAGATTATGTTATTAAGTATAAGCGTGTATTTGAGGATTTTGTACAGCCGATTTTGGACGATGCAAAAAAAGCTTGACATTTGAAATCGGTTGTGGTATGATGGATATATATTGAAATGGAGGATCTTATGCTGAAATTTGATTATGACATTCACTAAGTAAATTCAACTTAGTGGAGGTCATTATGGAATACGGAGATAGACTCTTTGTAAGACCTTGGCATACAAGGTTTTGTGGGAATGTTCATTTTCGTTTTCGTGTAGATCCTGTACCGACTGTCAGCAAGCGTCATTACAGGTTCCGCAACTGGTATAAGTTCCCAAAGAGCACTCAAGAAAAACGTCTATGGTCAAGCGTTTACGGCAGACTGAAAAGAAGTCCTAAAAATCTTCCTGATGCATGGGATGACTATCAAAGGGGAGATGTAAGTACTCGCATATCATGGAAGAATCGTAAAATTAAAAAGCAATGGATGAAAAATATTGCTTGACATTTGTATTAACTTGTGATAAGTATTATATATAATCACAATTTTAACCAAAGGAGTTAAATCATGGATGGAGATTTTTTTGACATAGATGAATTCGTTATTGATCCAGACGAAGTTCAAGCTCCTGTAGAAGAAGGAGAGTTGTTTGATACTGGGAATCCGCAAGATCTGTTTTCAAGCGGTCAACCATCTGATCTTTTTTCTACTAAAGAATAATCCTCCGTTGTTGTTGTGAGATGCCCGACCCGACCTAGTTTGAGCCGCTAGGTCAACCCTAGTCATTTCTGGATGCCAGTCCAGTTTTTCGGAAGAAAAAATGACTAGTTCTTCAATAACCTTGTTTTTGGGGCAAGGTTGTTGTTTTCATGTGTTGCTTTGAGATTGGACACCTCAAAGTATCACCTCCTTTCGTTGCAAGTGGCAGGGGAGAGATCCTCTGCCACTTTTTTTTATATCTACCTACCTTTTTTAGAAATTCCGATCAAAAAATATATAAATAATAATTAGTAGGATTGTACTCTTGGAGGAGTGTTTATTTGAAACCTAACTGGAGACTCAAGCGGAAGAGTCAAATAAAACCAAAGAACTGCAAGCGCAAAAAGAGTAAACAAATCTTGAAGGAGGGTAAGTCAAATGGCAAGTGATAAAATGGATAAGTATTTGCAAAAAAAAGCAAAATACAAAGAAGTAGAGACAATTGATAACGTCTTTAAAAAGGCTCTTGATAAATCCGATACAGAGCAAGGCAAAAATAAGAAGAAAATGGAGAAGATGTTAATCAGGGATGAGGAAGATACTGGTATTCAAATGACAGAATCAGAGGACGGTGTAATGACTTATTTTACTGGTCAAGCTAACTACCACCAAGCTATTCGTTACGGAAGTAAACCAGAGCTATCAAGGAGATCCAGAATTCATAATCTACAGTTTGCCAGAGAAGTGCTGGCGGCAGAAGGAGTATTGACTCCAGATATTGACGAAGGGATTAAGAAAGGCATGGAGAATATCTAATGGCTGTAACAGAATATACAGAAGAGAACTTTGCTGAATTAACAGGCAAACAGATAAACAATTTTAGCTTTATGAGATTGTTCAATATCTTGCTGGACGAAGATAGAGAAACAAAGTTTATGAATATCTTTAGAAGCTATATCTTAAATGATGAGGTATTTACAGAGACAGCTTTCTACAATACTTATGAAGTAGCTAATGGAGAATTTTGGGATAACATTTCTTGGAACCTTTATGAAAATCAATACATTTGGTGGATATTGGCAATATTAAATAATATAGTAAATCCATTTGAGGAATTAGAGGATGGTCAAATTTTGAAGGTTTTAAGACAAGATTACGTTTATACACTAGTTAAAGATCTTGAAAGAATAGCAGAGCAAAAAGCATAATGGCAGATCAAATAAAAACAAATCTCGGCCCAGTAACCGACAATGAAGGAAGAAAAAAAGTAGTAAGAGATGTTGGAAGTAAAGGACAAGTGGCTCTTACTAAAGGTGTTTATGCGGTAGTATTACTTACCGAAATTGGAAATGTTGTTATGCAGAATGAAGATATTTACGAATTATATTTTGTAGAAGATATCTATAGCTTTTGTATGGTTGGTAAAATAATCTTCAATGATAGATATAATTTTTTTGAAAATGGCCCCTTTACTGGACAAGAAAAAATAGCTTTGATTTATGGTAGAGGGGAGTCTGATAAAAATATGGTCTTTGATATTTGGAAGATAAACAGAATTTCACAAGCTGGTTCTGGTATTCGGGAAAGCAATGAACAGATTATGGAGATACAATTTGTAGATCCATTTTATGCCGCTCTATCTTTGAGAAGATACAGTAGAAGTTGGCAGAATGAGAGATATTCAAAAATAATTTCTGATATACTTAACTACATGGTGTTTGTACAAGATGGTGGGTTTCCTTTGAAAGTAGAAGAATCAAGTAACAAGACGGATTTTATAATTCCTTATTGGATACCAAAAACAGCTTTAAATTATTTATGTAGAAGAGCAAAGGGAAGACGTAGTGGCACAAGTGGATATCTTGTTTTTAATAATACAGTAAACGGCTTAACCACTAATGCTGTATCATTGAATTACTTGTTATTGGATGTGGATAAGACACTAGATAAAAAACCATATAGGTTTCAAGGTTCTAATATATCAGAATCAAATAAAATTCTGGAGTGGTGGATTAGTGGATTAGACAGAACATCTAATCCAGTATTGAGGGGAGGGAAATGGAGAGGATATGACTTCAATACAAAATCCCTTCTTCAAACAGGATATAGATATTCTGATGGAGTGAGTAAAAATGTAATGTTAGGTAGAAAAACATTATATACTAAAATGAATGATGTTAGCTCATCCAGTTTAATAGTTGGTGATAATAATACCGAAACGCTTTCTGATATTGCTTTTAATGATTGGTCTAAACGCTACAACATGCAGTTCATTATGAATCTTGTAGTAGAGGGAGATGAGAAAAGACATGCTGGACAACATATAGAGCTTGAGTGGCCTGGAATTCAAGGAGCCGAAAAAATGAATGATGCTTTGATGGGAAAGTATATGATAAAATCCGTCACTCATAGTTTTAAGGCTGGACAAACATATCCATATAAACAAAGACTTGTTTGTATAAAAAACGCTTATCATAATAGCAAAACAAAAATGTTGTATGATGCGGAAGTTACAAATTTATATAGTCAAAAAACTCAACCAAATATAATTAGAAGGAATTAATCATGTTAAAAAATGCTCCTAGTGATTTACAAGCTGAAACTGATAGGCTAATAGGGTTTTTTAGAGGAGTTGTAGAGGATAATAAAGATCCTAAAAAAGCAGGACGTGTAAGGGTTAGAGTATTCGGTCTTCATACAGAAAAAAAATTCAAAACAGAGACAGACGGAATACCCACAGAAGAGCTTCCTTGGGCCGAGCCTTGTTTACCTATAACAGAAGGATCTATAAGCGGTTTCGGAGTTTGGGGAATTCCACTACAAGGTTCTCATGTTATGTTATTTTTTGAAAATGGAAATCCATCACAACCTAGATATTTTGCTTCCATGCCTGGGATTCCAGAGAGCAAAAATTCCTTGAAGAAGACAATGGTTACTAAACCAGAAGCTTCTTCAAAAAAAGAAGGGTTTAGAGATCCAGACGGAAGATATCCTACTGATAACAGGCTAGGAGAACCAGATGTACATAGATTAGCTAGAGGAGTAAAAGATCAAACACTAGTTACTTCTAAAGAGGAAAATCTTGATCAAGCAATACAGGTAGCTTACGGAGGAAGTTGGGATGAGCCTAGTCCAGCTTATGCCGCTAAGTATCCTCATAATTTTGTATTGGTAACTCATGGTGGACTGGCAGTAGAGATTGACTCAACTCCAGGTGCTAAACGTCTTGCGTTCTATCATCCTAGTAATACCTACATGGAAATTGATAATAACGGAGTAATGGTAATCCGTAACCAGTCAGACAAATATGAGATAGTCATAGAGAATAAATATGTCCATATTAATCAAGACAATTACGTAACCGTAGAAGCAGATGAAAGGTATAAAGTCAAGGGAAATAAACAAACAGAAATTAATGAAAACGAAGAAAGAAAGGTTGACGGAGACAGGACAACTCAAATAGGTGGGGATGAGTCAGATACCGTATCTGGAGAGCTTAATATAATAGTAACAGGAAAGGCTAATATTACTTCATCCACAGAAGTAAACGTAACAGCACCAAGGATTAATTTGAATTAAAGGAGAAGTATATGGCAACACCATCGACCAGAAGATGTACAGATTCGGCTATAAGATCTTTAGAATCAGATGTAGCCGCATTGGAGTCATATAGGGATACTTTAGAAACTCAAGTTCAAGATTGGATAAATGACGCTTTTGATTTTGATACAGGTCTTCTTACAGATCCATTTGATATGGCTCAAGATGTAGTAAATAATATGACTACTACTACTTTTGGATGTGATGATAGTCAAATTCCACAGTTACCAGATTTCATTCAAGATTGTCTCAATAAGATTAGAGGAGAATTAAATAGAAAAATAAAAAACATAGAAAGAGACACGGCTGGTGTGGCTTTAGCCGCTCTTTCAGTAGCAGAAAGATTTTTATGTAGTAGTTTATCAGATTTAATATCTCAGTTTGAAAGATATAGCTTGAACAGATTACTAGATGCAATAGAAAGAAATCAAACCTGTATTCTTAGCTCAAAAGATGCCGCAACATGGGCTGATCAAATGGATGATATGAATGATAGAATAGATCAAGTCATAGATGATCTACCAATTGATGCCAGCGGAAATTTCGATTTTGACAAATTAACGGAAGGTCTTGATTCAGGATTGAAACAGAACTTGGATATTTACAAAACACAAACAGATAGTACAGTTAATGCGGCTAAAGAGAACATGGAGAAATCACTAGCATCTAATGTTACTGATTTTCTTCCTCAGAATAGGTTTTAATATGGGATTACCTCATGGTAGATTAACGGATGTGGGAGTAGGAACTTGTTGCTGTCATAGCTCACCTACTTGCATAGGGATGTCTGGAATCATAGTAACTGGTTCACCTAATGTGTTTGCAAATTCACTACCATCTGCAAGACTAACGGATGTGGTATTAGGTGGGTGTGGACATACAGGGATAATGGTGACTGGCTCTGGAAGCGTGTTTACCAATGGTTTACCAGAAGTAAGATTGACTGATTACTTCACAGGATGTTTTTTCGGGATCATAGTAACTGGTTCCCCTAACGTGTTTACAGGAGGGTAAAATGAGTGACGTAACAAAATTACAAGAAATGGTGGATGGGTATCCAGACCAAATTTCTCAAATGGGAGACTCTATAACGGAGCTTACCGCTATTGCTGATGACTTACAGGAGCAAAGAGAAGCAATTGAAAACGTAGTATTGGCAGGGCTTGAGAGTGATTCAGATGACTACTTGGATCAACTATTAATTGACTTAGAAAATGAAGGGAAATGTGGAACGCTTTCTGGATGTACATTAACAAAGGGAGCAAACTACGGAGTAGATGGGAATTTAAGCGATTGGGAAATAACAAAAGAAGTAGCCACAACCATACCTAATCCAACTCCTCCTCCAGCTACAATTCCTTCTACTACTCAAGTTACCGTATCCGCTGGAGCGGCTTTAACGGAAGGAGAGCAGTATCAAAGACAGCAAGATTACTATACAGCATGGGATCATATATGGAAGTCATTAGATGAGACTGGAACATACGGCATTAAAGCTACCAGAGATAACGTCAATACTGGCAAGAGTATTGTAGAGATAAACAAAGCAAAGATTGAGGACGTATTAGAAGTATACAGCAAATTCACATAAGGAGAAGATATGAGCTTAGTAGACAAGTATTTAATAAACGAAAGGCAAATGGATTTGAGACAAGAAGTTAGAAAAGCTTATTCCAGATTTGAGCAATTCAAAGGTAATTCTGGAAAAATAAACAGACGTTCAAAAACCATGAAGGAGCGCATTAAGCTGATTGCTTGGTATCTTGTTTTAGAGAATGAGAATTTTCATAGAGAGAACGAAACGGTTGCTAGACAATTTGAAACCCTTTTTGGAGAAGAAATTACTAAGACATTTGAATACAGGAATTTCAGATTTATAGATGAGGTTCCGAAACGTGTCCGTCCATGTCCTACATGCGGAGGGTCTGGAGAAGTATATAACTAATGAGATTTAAGAGATATATACAGGAGTTTGCTTTTAATCCAGAAACCCATATAAAAGGAGCAAAGGCAGGGTATGATAAATCAATAGCCAAGGCTCTTGTGATATTGAACAAAAAGGGATACAAAACATATGCTAGTCATTCAGGGCTTCAATCAGACCATAAAATAGAAACAAGTCCTAGTGGGTATATATCCTTTTTGAAAGCCGACTTAACACAAGACCAAATAGACAAAATAAAAGTTGTAGGTAAAAAACTAATGGATAAAGTAGAAACATATCCACCAAACATGATTGTGGTGAGACTATGGGCTAAAAAAACATCTGATCCATATAGTGAAGATTTACCTTTTAATTATATAAAAAATAAATGGATACAGTTTGCTAATAATTTATGAAATTTTTAAAATATCTTATAGAAGCTAGACAGCAATTGAAAGATTGGCAGGACTACATACGGAGAAATAAGGAACTGCAAGCGGCAGTTTCTATCTTAAATAAGATAAACAGAGCCAAGTACAAAGCTTACATAGTCGGAGGTTCTGTAAGAGATATCATCTTAGGGAACCTGAAACCACATGATGTAGACATTGCTACAAACATGCCAATAGAGGAGATTTCCAGACTCTTTAGGACTTATGACATTGGAAAGTCTAAAGACTTTGGAATAGTTGTAGCTAAAGAAGGTGGTTTTGATTTTGAGATAGCTCAGTTTAGAACAGACGGAAAATACTTTGACGGTAGAAGACCAGACACCGTACAGATTACAGGAAGCTTTGAAGACGATGTAGGAAGAAGAGATTTTACTATAAATGCAATGGGCTTAAATGCAAAGGGTGAGATCATAGACTACTTTGACGGTAGAAGAGATATCAAGAACAAGGTTTTGAAAACGGTAGGAGATCCTTTTAAGAGATTTGGAGAAGACTATTTGCGAATGATGAGACTCGCAAGATTTTCTTCCAAGTTGGATTTTGATATAGATCCGAAAACTAAAAAAGCGGCTCAGAAACTTTCTCCGAATATTTTAAGCCTTGCTCCAGAAAGGGTCAAGGAAGAGCTACTAAAATCAGCGGCTCAGAGCGGAGAGAAATTTGCTAACTACATTAAGATTTTGGATGAGTTAAAAATATTGAAATATGTTTTACCAGAAGTAATGAATCTGAAATGGTTTAGAGAAAATTTACAACACCATCCTGAAACAAGAGGGGAGGGAGGAACGGTTTACAGTCATGTTATGTCAGCACTTAAAAAGAGCGATACTAAAAATCCGCTTAAAAATCTGGCTATACTTTTACATGATATCGGAAAAGGAGTCACCTTTGCCCCACACAAATCAGGAGGAACA